ATGGTCCTGAACTACTTCTGGTAGGTGACAACCAAGGAGGGAAGGAACATGTACAAGTAACACCGTTAAGCAGCCCAAATATAAACGGTCCTAGTGTTAATCAAAACTTTGTAAACAATCAGCAAGGGGTTAACATGGATGGTATGGAGGGAAGAATAGCAGCGGCGGTTATAGCTTCAATCGGTGCAATTCCGGTTGTAGTAAGTGAAGGCGCAATAACAAACGCACAAAAACAAGTAAGAGTAATACAAAACGAAAGTGGATTTTAATGATATTCGAAAAAGCAACAAAGAAAGTAAGAAGTGAGAGGCGTAAAATCTGCAAAGAATGTCCAGATAAGAGAGGTAAATTTCAATTGTTTAATATAACATTCTGCAAACGTGACCAGTGTATAGTGTGTTTGTGTGATATTAAAGCAAAGACAAGTTTAAAATTAGAGGAATGTCCGAAAGGAAAATGGTAGACGATTATAAAAAAGAAATACAAATTCACTTAGCAGCAATAAAAGTGAGTGGAAAAATACGCCCAGACTTTACGGCCATAAAAGGTCTGTGCGAAATCTACGAGTTAACAGTAGGTGATAAATGTTGCATGAGTTGTTCACGACATTTAGGGAAGGTTTTAAAATACTTTACAAGCTATGCCAAACGAATCTGGTAAACAATTACTTGACCAATTGACCGGAAACCCGGAAACGGATTTTAAGATTCAGAAACAAATTTGGTTAATATGGAAATCTGAAACAAATCAAGGTAAATGTTGTTTTGGATGTACAGTAAAAAAGGCAATAGAATGGCTAACAAAAAGTTAAACAAAGAAGTAATTGACAGTTTTATTACAAACTTCACCTTAGACTTAGAAAAAAGGTATGGTAAAAACGCAAACATTAAAGAAATTCTTTATCATTTCATAGATAAAGGGATAGCACCAACCAGTAGAGTAAGAGATTTTGCAATTGTCCATGATTATTTGGAGTATAAAGCAAGATCTACAGGATCAACATGGGACTTCTTAATGAATGGCGAAGATATTTACGAACTATCAGGACGTAAGATTAAAAGTAAAATCAATGATCACACCCTTCGTTACTGTTGTGTGAAACATGCAGAAAAAAAAGAATAAGTAAAAACGTCACACACCTTTCTATAGAAGTGTAGTATAATTACTACATGGATTCATGGTATGTACTTAATAAAGTAAACAACGATGTCACAATTGACATCAATGAGGAAATAGGATTTTGGGGAATAACCGCTAATAGCTTCATAAACGAAGTAAAGGATTTAGAGCCAGATTCACTTCATTTAAATATGGCCTCTTTAGGTGGTGACTTAACAGACGCTCTTACTATCTACGACTTTCTCAAAACTTTCAAAGGGACAACTACAGGAAGATTTACTGGCCCTTCAGCAAGCTCTATGACTGTTATCGCAATGGGATTAGATAAGATTGAAGCAGGGGAAAACACGCCTATTTTAATACATAACCCTTGGACAATGGCAATGGGTAATGCAGACGAGTTGAGAAAGGAAGCCGACAATTTAGAAAAGTTCGAAAATTCTATAGTGAATATCTACAAGAAAAGAACCGGGCAACGTGCTAATTCAGTTAGAAAGTTGATGGATGAGGACAAATGGATTGATGCAAAAGAAGCGAAAGAATTTGGGTTGATTGATAAGATCGTTGATCCTGAGAACGCCCAGAACGTCACGCAAACAATAATGAATAAAGTAAGGGATAAAAAATATCCTGACATTCCTAATAAATTTCAAAACATTAAATCAAGTAACATGGAAAATCACGAAGAAACTACTGAAAAGGTAGAAAAAAGTGCTTTGGATAAAATCCTTGCTTTCATTGCTCCAAAAAAGGAGGAAGAAAAAAAAGAAGGTTTATCCGATGAAGAAATTCAAACGATTGCAGACGCTACGAAGGCTCAAATTAACGCTGTAGAAGCTGCGAAAGATTCGGAAATCGAAAACAAGAATAAGGAACTATCAACTAAGGATAGTGAAATGGAAGAATTACGAGCAACAATCGCAAAGTATGAAGCCAAAGAAACGGTAATACCAGCAAAAGAAGACGATTTAAAAACAGATGACAAAAAAGCACCTGAGTTTTCGGCCTTGGTTAATCGATCAGCAAACATTATTTCAAAAAGACTAGGTCTAAACTAAACAGATATGGCAACAAATCAATTAACATCAAACATTTCCCATACTTATGCGGGAAAAGAATTCTTAACAAACTTGTTCTATCAGCCTCAATTGGAGGGTAAGGACTTGTACAGAGAATTTCAATTTATCCCTGATCTAAGGGATAAAGTAAATATCTATCTACCTCGAAGGTTGCAAAAGATTTTAAGAGCCGACATAGATTGTGGTTTTACAGCAGTAGGAACAACCACAATTGACGATAAGACTATTACAGGTTGTAAGGTTAAGTTTAATCTTGAGGAATGTTCAGACGCTTTCGACAATACTATCTTTCAGGAGTTCTTGAAAACTGGTACTGACAGAAACGACATGATCGGAACTGTAGTAGATACTATTATGCAAACTCAAACTGAAAGAGCAGTTAGAGAGGACAACCAAAAACTATTGTGGTTTGGTGATGACGCAGACGAAGACGCATTCTACGGAATTTGTGACGGTATCTGGAGACTATTAATCGACGCCTCAAGTTCTTTGGGTTGGTCAATTGACATGTCGAACGATTCAGACATTGAAGATGGATCAGGAGTATTAGTAGCAGACGGAGCTCAAGAAGCTTTAGAGCAGATTTGGACTAATCAACCAGCAACATTGAGAGTTATAAATTCTTCAGATAAACGTTTTTATGTAACTGCAACTATCTGGGATAACTACCAAAAAACTTTAGAGAACACCGGAACTGATTCAGGTCTTCAGAGACTTCAAGACGGTCAAGTTCGATTGTTTTACAGAGGTGTAGAAATGTTTCAAATGCCGGAATGGGATGACGCTTTAGCAGACGCAGCGAATCCATTTCAAGCAGAAATTGGAGACAACGCAATTTTGTACACTACACCAGATAACATTGTAATTGGTGCGGATGTAAAAGACGCTGACGGCGAAATGAAAGTTTGGTACGATGAGTTGAATGAATTGGTTTACCGAAAAGGAAAATGGATTCAAGGCGTTCAATACGTTGAAGACGAATTGATGTGTATCGCTATTTAATAACTTTAAAAATTAGAAATTATGGCATTATCAGAAGGTTTAGATGTAGCATGCGGTGACGAACGAAGACGTGGTGGGGTTAAAACGTTGTGGTTGACCGAAAGGGACAACGTAACAGACTTCACGGCGGGCGTAACGGATCATGAGTATACAGCGGTTACATTAACAGCAACAACAGTAAAATTTTATAAATTCGAATTTTCAGACTTTACAGGTGGGTTTGGTTCAACTGGCAACAGTGAGAACGGATCAGATGTTCAGGAAGTAGAAGCAGAATTTCACGTTCCAAAGATGGAAAAGGTGAAAGCGGCTATACTTCAAGAATTGAAAACAACGTGTAAGGTGGTAGCAGTTTACGAAGACTATAATTCTAAGTTCTTTGTAGGTGGTTATGATGAAATCTTGGAAGAAAAAGCGGGTTTACTTGTTACTTTAGATGAATTATTAGGAACCGATTTACAAGACGAAAACGGTTACGTAATCCATTTGACAGGTAAAGCAGCCGAGCTTCAAAGAGAGTTCACGGGAGACACTACCGATGCAGCATTATTCGAACAATAAAATAATGGGGAGGGGTTCACTCTCCCCTTTTTACTTATGGGCAACAATAGAAAGAAAAAGCAACAACCAGTTCAAAGAACTATTCACGCTACGGCCAGCGTGGGGAAAGTACCCAAAGAAGCCGACACAAAACAAGATAAGAGCGCCAATAAATGGGTCCTCTTTTATAAGGACACAGACAATTCCTTTCCGAATAATTTAGCGACAAAGATTTTAAGAAGTGGTACTAATTCAGGTATCATCAATTCTAAGACC